GTATATGTTTACTCTTTCATTCAAATGCTTCAGCGTATAGTTCTGTCCACCAATGTCATCTGCAATGTCATACAACGTTGCTATGTCCTTACCTTCTCCTTTCCTGAGAACCCTACCGATTGATTGTAGGTTTCTGATTCTGGACTTTGATGGTGAAGCGAACACGATGTTGTGAAGACGCTTAATGTTAATTCCAGTTGAGAAGGTGCCGTAAGAGGCAACGATGATTGCATTTGATTCCGTCTCTGTTAGATTGCGTACTTCTTCCCTATCTTCTACGTCAGTTCCTCCGTGTACAAAAAATACTTTACGTGAGGATTCTACATTATTATTTATCAATTCGTATAATGGTGTACCATGCTTTTCTACATAGTTAAATAGTACTAGGGTGTTACCATCTAGGTCCTTGACTAGATTCTTTATGAGGTTATTTCTACCTTTATGCTCCACAAGATATTCTATTTCATCTTGATATGTCTCGAAATACTGAGGAGCATGTTTACAAAGTAGGATTTTTATCCTAAAATTAGAAAGGTAACCTTCCTTGATTAGATCATCTGTTTTAGTTACTTGTTCACATTTGCCAAACAAACCTTCTAGTACCCACTTGTGAGTCTTACTCCCATCTAGAGTACCAGTAAAACCAAACCTATACTTGGCATTGTGTAACTTAGTCATGATACCTGTTAATGATTTTGATTTAAACAGGTGTGCTTCATCACCAATGACACAATCTATATCATCAAAATATCTTTTAGGAAACTTGTAGATAGATTGCCAAGTAGATATTATAATATTCTTATCAGTATTCTTATCCTTACCACCATAAATCTTATGAATAAAGTCGTCAGCATTCCACCCGTAAGAAATAAAATCATTGACCATCTGCTCAACGAGGGATGTAGTTGGGACGACTATAAGTATCTTCTTTGCGGTGGCAGCATAGTATCTGACTATGGCGTAGATCATCAAGGATTTTCCAGATCCAGTAGGAGAAAGTAAAAGTTTTCTATTATATTTTATAGCCTCGTATACTGCCTTGTATTGGTAGGTACGAGGTTTTATATTAGAAATCTTATCCATGAAGTGTTTAACACCTTCAGGAGATACAAATTTATTATCATCTTCTATATCTCCATACCAATCATTCTTTTCATACTCTACAATATATTGTTTTTCATCTGCCCATGTTTGTACATGTTTCATTAGACCATGATACAAGTCTCCTGTAGCAGGAGAGTATAGACGTATAGTTCCGTCCCAGTATTTGTATCTAGGATTCTTTTTTAAAAACTTAGCTTCTGGTACTTCAAAGGTGAAGTAGTCTGCTAGTTCTCTATGGACGTATTCCTCATCAGAATGAATAGTTATATAAACTTCATTCTTTTTCTTTACTGTTAGATGTGTCATTACTGTCCATTAACAAATTTCTCCCACTCAATAGCACTCTTTATTTGAAATCCTCTGTTAGATATTTGCTTCATAACCTGATCTAGAAAATATAACATCTGTTCTAGATACTTGATCTTTGCCTCTAGGTTGATGATTTCATCATCAGACTCTATGTAGACCTTCATCTTTTCAGTTGTTTTTATATGAGATCCAAATGGTTTAGCAGCATATGTCTTAGCATCCGCTTCACCAGAATAGTACTCACGTTTTTCTTTTACTAATTTACGAATTTCAAACTCTAAAGAAGTTTTTATTTGAGATGTGTCAGTGTAATGGTTTAAGTATTTATTGTGTTGGAAAGGGATGTCTAATGCAAGCTGTCCCAGATCAGCACTGTATTGTTTATTTTTAAATTGAAAATCAACTGCGGAATCTTCCGCCCAGTCTTTTCTTAATTTTTCAAATTTATTACGAAGCGAATCAAAATTCATAAAGGTCGCATAGATTTATCACGAATAAAAAACTGCTGGTGTTTGAATGTAACCTCTGCAGTTATATACTCTACATCACTTATTGTAGCATCAAATTGCAAATTTGTCAGTGATACAGGGAATAAATCTCTAAACTCTACAACAAATGCAGGGTTATATTGACTAGTAACTATGTGTAGTTGTCCGTCTGTATAGATATCTTTTTCTGGTGTGCTTCTTGCCATCTGATCTGCGTTGCCATTATCACGCATCCAACTATGAATAGAGTAATAGTTTTTAAGATCTTCATCTACAATAAAACGTACAGTAAAGTCTCCAAAGCTAACACCACCGCCAGGTATAATAGGCAAACTTCTGAAAGGACTTGATACATCAATACTAGGCATATTAATGTCAGGAACGTTTGCTCCTTGACAAAAGAAATCTACCCCTTCAAACTTTTCCAGTTTAAGGAGATATCCAATTGGATTTAAGAAGTTCCTATTACTAGGTTGTTCTTTATACCACTCTGCTCCGCCTACAGGCATGTCTATATTCCGACTACTCTAGTATTTATGGGTTGTTAGGATCCATTCCTAAACTAACAAGATACTCTTCCCACCATGTAACCTTTTGCCTTTTCCATAAGGGCACAGGCAATCCTCTTTCTGTATAGTATTTTTCTATAACCGCATCTATAGTTTCTGCAATTTTCAATCGGTTAATCCTCTTCTGTAGAACGTCCATTCGCATGAATAATTTCTTCCAGTTGTTTACGAATAATCTTAGCACGTTTTTTGTCACGTATTTCATTCTTATATCCATATCTTCCAGTTAGTATAGCATAACTTTGAAACATCAAAGACAATACTGAAATTAATATGACCAGTAGTAATATTTTATCAGCTGGTGTCACATCTGTCTCAAAACTTCGTCTTTTAATTTATCTACAACCTCCTGCACAATACTTACATCAATACCCATGAAAGGAGGTATCAGTCCCAGAGTTCTAAACAGACCATCGGCGAACAGTGCCATGAATGCAAATCCTAGTACCATACTAATTTGACCAGCATTTCTATTGTGCTGATTGATAGCAAATTCTATCATCTCGTTTACTTCTTCTTTACTAACCATAGTTTGTTTCTTGGTTATAAAAGTTTGAGATTTTTGTTTTTGTTTTTCTTTCTTAGAGATTAAATCTCTACCGTACTGAGATAACATGTGGTTTTCTTTTAAGTAGTGTTTAATTCTGTCAGTCATCAGATTTGTATACTCACACTACTATTTAAGCATAAAAAAAGGGATCCCGTAGGATCCCTGTGTGTGTCCCCTAACAATGTTAGGTGTTTTTCCAAATTTTGGTAACACGCATTACCAATATTGGGATTAAGTTAAGTTAGCAACTCTAACTCTTCTATAGTACTGGTTAATGCCATGAGTTAATGCCTCAGCATCAGGTGTACCATTAGACTGAACAACAAATGGGTTAGCAACCATACCGTATCTAGTCTTGAAGCCAATCTTGGGCTGGAAGGTAGATGGGTCAATGCTTCTTAACATTTGGAGTGGAACGTATGGGCAATAGAACAGTCCACAGTCATAAGGTGATGAACCTTTGTATCCTACAACATAGTAGTGAGTATTAGATACGTTTGCTGAATAAGGATCAACGAAGACCTTGATTCTACCGTTCATTGTACCCACAAGTAGGTTACCTGTGTCATCAACTTCACCGATGGAAGGACCGCCAGCACCTGTTAAACCTGAAGAGTAGTCAAGTGTACCTGACATAGCAAGAGCACTAGCAACATCAGCAGATGTGATGATGAAGTTACCCTTTCCTCTACGAGTTTGCTGTGCAATTGCGTTTGCATCTCTTTCGATTTGGAACATAAGTCCTTTGAATTTCTCAACTGACCATCTTCCATTACTGTCTACGTCTAAGTCAAATACACCAGCGTTAGCTACGTTAGCTTGAGCACCAGGTTTTGCACCTCTGTATACAGTTCTAACAACCTCACGGTTGATTTCAGCAAGTATCTCTGTTGAAAGAATATTTGCTAGTTCAGACTCGGCATCTAATCCGTGGATTGCTTTCAAGTCTTGAGCAAGTTCAACTGAGTAGTCTGCCTTTAACGCTCTACCTTTAGCTTCAACAGCAATTCTGTCGATGCTAAACGCCATTTCCATGAATGCGTTAGATGCTTGACCATCTCCTAGACCTTCTAGATCGCCTGTACCGAACTTACTTGAAGCAAGGTCGTAGTTAGTGGATGTTGTACCACCACCAGTAGCGTCGTTGATTAGACCTGGGTTCTTCTCAGTAGTAGCTGTAGGAGGAGTTCCACCCTTAGTACCAGAGAACTGTGCATCTGGCTCATTGAAGAATGCTTCGTCGCCAGTTTGATTAGTATATCTACTTCTCATCGCAAAGATAAGACCAGTAGGACCAGACATTGGCTGAACGCCTGCGATGTCATAAGCAATAAGCTTAGGCATAGCACGACGGATTAGGGAGATCAGTATTGGGTCGAAACCTGCAACTGCACCTGATCCAGTTGTCTGTGTGTTGATAGGACCAACGTTTGTTGGTGCCTCAGTAAGAACGCTTCTCTCTTCAGCGAGAGCACGCTCTTGGTTTTCCAAGAGGATTGCGGTAACAGACTTACGATAGTTGTCCTTAATTTCAGGAAGACCATCATGGTTAAGTACTGGTGCCCACTTCTCTTGGAGTTTTTCTGCATTAAACATGCGAGTTTTACTCCGTTCTTGAGTTAGTGTTTACAGTGTCTATAGCCTTTTAGCTAGCTGTTCGACATACGAAGACATGCTTTCGCTAATGGCTTCAACTTTAGCTGGCTCATCATTTGAGATTTCTTCTGCTACTTCAGGCTTCTTAGCACCGAAATAACTCTCTTTGATTTGTCCAAGCTTCTCACGATACGACTCTTCGTTTTTGAATTCGACTGCTTCTGCTAGGGAAGTAAACTTATCCTTTTGAACTTCTGCAAGTCCTCTAGAATACTCATTCAAGATCTCATTTTTACGATAGTTCCCTACCTTCTCATGCAATCCAACGTTCTTCTCAATCTGTTCGTTGAGTCGGGTCTCCATTTCATCAAGTTTCTCGCTCATCTCAGCAACTGCATCCAAACTCTCGTCTGGTAAGTTGATGTTTGATTCGATGAACAATTTCTTTAATCCACCCATAAATGCTTCGGTGACTTCAGCACGAAGACCATTCTCAATG